TACTTGGTATGTTTAATAATGAAGATTGAACCTGGACATTACTGTCCACTGCTTAAAAAAGAGTGCATTCAAACAAAATGTGCTTGGTTTATACAATTAAGAGGTCAACACCCTCAAACTGGTCAAGATTTTGATGAATGGGGTTGTGCGGTTGCATGGACTCCTGTTTTACAAATTGAGACTACTCAACAAAGTCGGCAAGCTGGAGCAGCTGTTGAGTCTTTTAGAAATGAAATGGTTAAAGCTAATGAAACAAATCAAAAAGTTTTAATGGCTACATCTCAAATGTTTGTACAACAAGCCGATATAAAATTACTAGACAACAAAGAAACATGAAAGTATCCGTTATTGTAGAAGACAAAACCGTTGTAGTTGATGGTGTTGCTCACAAAATTCCTGAGGATCGTTGGCCTTCTACACCTTCAGATGTTTGGGCTTACCAGTGGAATGGTTCTGTAGGAGACACCGAAACCAATACTACTAACGTTGCATTCTCTGACATTTCTACTATCCAAGCATACATTGATATTCACACTACAATTAATAACGAAGTTGTAGCATCAGAAACAGCTGGAACTAAAATTACTGATTAAATACAATGTCATCCACTCTTAATTCCCCACTATACGAAGTATTTGATAATGTATTAACACCAGAATTTTGCCAAAAAGTTATTTACCGATTTGACTTAGATCAAAGATCTCAGCCAGGCATAGTAGGCGCTCAAGGTATAAAACTTGATGTTAAACAATCCCTTGATCTTAGAATTAGCGATTTTGAAGATTGGAAGGAATATGATGATGTATTTTTCCAAACATTGTTAAAATACCTCCCATCGTTTTATTCAAACGACTTTTTTAAGGACAATGGTTCTCATTACGATCAAGGTTTTCAAATACAAAAAACAAAAACAGACCAAATAGGTTACACATGGCATGATGATTTTCACATGGAAATGTGTAATGGTAGGCTTTCTTATAGGTACATTACTTATATTTTTTACATGAATGATGTACAAGAAGGTGGGGAAACTGAGTTTTGGGAAGGTACAAAAATTAAACCAAAAACTGGCCGGCTACTTTTATTTAGTTCTGATTGGCACCATGTTCACCGAGGGTTGCCACCAATTAGCAATACTAAATACATTGTGACTGGCTGGACTTACAGACATCTTTAAAACTATGATCACCCTTATTCGTCCAATTCTGTTCAATTTTCTGAACTCCGATAAAGTAAAACTTCTAATCGTAGACATGCTAACCAAGTTGGCTGAGTCCACGGATAATGAAGTCGATGACAAAGCTGTGGAATTTATCCGCAACGGTTTGTTCCCTGCTCCTAAACTCTGATGGACCTGGGGGAGCCTTTATTGCTTCCCTACATGGACCTCCCAGAACCGCCCAGGATGCCCGCCCCAATCCTGGAGGTACCAGATGCCCTTGTACCCAGTTACAAGCCCCTTGTAGCGCCTCCTAGCGACCTTAGACCGCCTCCTGGCGTCAAGGGTGAGCCTGTAGAAGGGAAGCAACCATCGACAAAACCAAATACTCCTACAAGTCCACCCAAAGCACCGGAAGTTGACTACATAAATGTACCAATTCTCGATAAAGAAGTACCCATTCCTAGTCAAGAAATTCTGGTTACTGCCGTAAGTACAGCGACTGTCTCTGTTGCAGCCACCCTTACAGCTACTGCAGTTTTTAAGCACATTGTTTCTATAGCAAAACCCATCATTAAAACTGCATGGACAAAGATAACAAAACGAAAAGATCCACCTGAAGAAACACCTGATGAAAACGCTTGATATTTGTCCGCAACGCATATTTGAGTTCACCGCTGATGAAACTCTTAGGCAAGAAATACAACAAATTGTTGCAGGAGAGTTGTACGAAGCAAACTCAGCAACTCAATCTTCAATCCATAAAAATCTAGAAAAAAAACCTGAGTACAAAAAAGCTATTAAATGGTTTGAATCTTGTGTTGAAGAGGTGCGGAAATATTATGAATATAAGTGCGATAAATTACCAATTACTCAAATGTGGGCAAATAAAGCCAATAATGACAATTGGCATGAAGCTCATTACCATCCGTTTTCAATTATTAGTGGTATTTTTTACGTTAACGATTCTTCCGCAAAAACTTGGTTTAGTATTGATGATTTCTGGGTAAAAAAATGGACAAATTATCCATTAACGCTTGTAGAAAATTTTACTAAGTGCCCATATGTAATTCATCAACAACCAAGCATTGGAGGCACTTTATTGCTTTTCCCATCTCATCTAATGCACAGTGTTTCAGAACACAAAGGAGAGAATCCTAGATATACGATTGCTTTTAATACGTTTCCAGCTGGCATAGTTGGAAATGTGCATGGTCTAGCGAGCGTTAAAATACCTATTTAAATTAATACACTGCTATTAAATTTAGATGGACAAAGAAAACAAAAAAGAAGGATTCATCAAGTTCCTCGTCCTCGTCTGGTCCGCAGGACTTTTAACTGCATCATATGCTGGTTGGATGGAAAAGATGGACCCAACTTATGTCGCTTCAATTCTCAGTGGCACGTTGGCAACCTTCTCTATTACACGAGAAAAGAAAGAATGAAAAAACTACTAGCACTACTATTATTTGTACCTGCTGTAGCTAACGCTCAGACCGTTACCCCCAACTTTACACAGGGGAGTATGCAAGCGACTACAACCACCACAACGACCATCGACCGCACAATTGAAACTGAGGTGATGGGCGGAGCTTATTCCTCATGGTCTGGAACAAACGTAACCCCAAGTGGGGATATAACAAATTCATCGACTACCTTCTCGGTGCATACCGCAGGCGATCCCTTTCAACTGGAAATCACCACCCGGACTGCCGGAGTAATCGAAGACATCACAATTACAGAAGACATCGACATCACTTCTACTACTTCGTCGCTGTCTATCTTCTCGCAGTAGGACCAGCTTATGCTGATGAACCTCGCGTACAGAATACCTCTAATCCTGTTGCCGCTGCTACTGGTAACGTCACAAATCAGGCGGTGCAGTTCCAGAACAATGGAGCTCCATCACGTCAATACTTTGCAGGGTCCAATTCCTGTAATGGTCCAACGATGACATTATCCCCATTTATGATGGGTAATGAAACACGTCCAGTAGACCCAGAAGGGTACGTTAAAAACGCCAACTGGGGAGCACAGGTAAACTTTATGATTCCGCTAGATAGCGGTATGATTGAGCAGTGCAAAAGCATTGCAAAACGACACGAACAAAAGATGAGACTTAACTATGAACTCATCAGAGCGGAGAAATGTGCAGACCTTATGAGAAAAGGTTTTACGTTTAGACCTGGCTCACGTGTCGAACATTTATGTAACGACATAGTTCCTATTGTATCTATAAAAAATGCTGGAAGCACTAGTGAGCATAGCGATAGCCGGAATAGCGGCGGGAGCGGCTCTAAACAACCGCCTACATCAAAGAGTAAATAATGTACATGACCGTATCAGTGGCTTAGATAGGCGGATAGATGCAATAGAACTTGGCGTTGCCCAAGATTATGTGTCTAAAGCTGATTTGTCGGTCATGACAAAACGTATGGAAGACCACATGGTGCGTATTGAAAACAAATTAGACCAAATTGTATTACGCAACGGCGTATAAATATGACATTAACACCCAAATATTTATACATAGAAAATAATCTTACTAAAGACGAATTAGAAAGCATTAAACAGCTTATCAACAACGGAAAACAAATAGAAGGTGTCAGCTCGATACTAGGAGCAGATAAAGCTGACTTTCGGGAATTAAAAAATAACACCGAAATTGTACTTGATTACGACAGTTCTGTGAGGTTAAATAAAATCATTTACGAACGAATGGACACACATCCAGAGTTTTTAGATTTTACTGCGGCTAAATCGTCTTCATGTCCAATACTATCAAGAATGGTTGCTGGTAACTATTACAAACCACACCAAGATAGCCATTTAACTGGGGATTTTAGCACTACATACTTTTTAAGTGACCCTGAAACTTACGAAGGTGGTGAATTATGCTTGTGGATTGATAATCAAGAACAAAAATTTAAACCACCGGCTGGCAGCAGTGTAACTTACAGAACTGGAATACCTCACAGAGTTAACACTGTGACAAAAGGTGTTAGAGATGTTGCTGTTTCATGGGCTCATTCTGAAATTAAAGATCCATTTGAACAAGAACTTTATTACGGTTTACGGCTGTTGTCTAAGAACTTACCTTGTAAAACTTGTAGTGATCTTGAATCAGCTATAAATGACCCAGGATTTATTACAAATAATTTAATAGAAATGCTTTTAAGAAAACAACATGGCTCATAAGAAAGCGAACGAAGACCAATTTAACGAGCTACACAGTTTAGTAACTGAAGAGTTTCTTCAACGCATTCGCAGCGGAGACGCAACCACTCAAGATCTTAAGGCTGCCTGTGATTGGCTTAAAACTAATGACATCAGTGGTGTCGCACTTGAGGGTTCAAAGCTAGAGAAACTAGCAAGTGTGATGCCAAAGGTAGATCCAGAATTAGTACAACAAAGACTTTATGGCTCGACAACAAGTATCAAACCCAGGTAAGAGCTCTAAATACTACAGAGCAAATGCAGGTGCACGGCGTAAGAAGAACGCCTACATGCGCCAATACAACAAATCGAAGGCACGAATAAGCTACCGATCCAAGCTCAATAAAGCCAGACGCAAAGCTGGTGTTTACGGAAAAGGTGGACCCGATATGTCACACGACTCAAAGGGAAACCTACGCAAACAATCCGTAAAAGTAAACCGAGCAAATAACGGACATGGTAAACGGCCTCGATACAGAACTGCATGACCCCACTTCCTAACCCTGATTACTACCTCTATAACTTAATAAGCATGACATCCTCTGAAGCAACACGCCTTTGGAGGCGTGCCATTAAGGAACACTTTGACAATACTTGTGTTTACTGCGGAGGTGTTTATACATTAGACCAATTAACTTTAGATCATGTTAAACCTAAATGTAAAGGCGGAGAAACTATTTCTCAGAATCTTGTCCCCGCCTGTCGATGTTGTAATCAGAGCAAAGGAAGTCAACACTGGCTGGAGTGGATGAGACGCCGCTTCGGAGAAATACCAGATAGGGAAGAACTAATCCTTTCCCACATTCAATAAACGACAACCTATCCACTTAAGTATTCGCCGCTCCACATGGGGCGGCTTTTTTTATGCCTGCAGCAAATCAGGCGAATCGATTTGCAGCACAAGAAGCAGCAAGAAACCCCTATACAGCTGAAGGTATCCATCAAATATTCAAGCACCATCAGAATATTGGTTTCATCCCTAAGCGTTGGAAAACAGCTAAAGGTTTCTTTGATGAACTGAAGCGAACTATGCCTTTGGTTGCAAAGAACATGCCAGAGGGAAGCTCACCCCAAACAATCGTAAATGCAGCTGCTGCACGTCTTGTACAGATCGATGCGCTAAGTAAATCTCAATCTCAATTTGAAAAAACAGCAAGAGGTACTTCACTTCTAGAGGAAGCAGATCTTGTGATGAAAAGTCGTGGGTACATGGGTATCCCACTTAAATACAGTAAAGGTGAAGTCAGCTTTAACCCTAGAGCTTATAGAGACTCAATCCCTAAGCCTATTATTAACTACCTAAAAATGCTGTCTGATAAAGGCATCCTCCCGCCTAACGCAGCTGCCAGGTATGTAGAAGATGTTGAAAAGCACTGGTACCAATTAGGTAAAGAGCTGAAGGGTCAAGGAAAAGATCGTGGTCACACAAACAGTGGTAAATACGGTGGACCTCGTGGACCTAGAGCTGTATTCGCAGAATATGCCGCTGATAACAGGGGACATGGTGAGATTGCCAGGATGATGCGCGATAAGGCGCAAGATCTAGGTATCCCATGGAACTGGATGGAGGATGCCGTTGAGTTTGTACTGAATAACGAAGGACTACGTGCATCTCCGGTTGAACTGAAGCCATCAATGCTGGACGCTGTTGATCAGGTTAGAGGTCAGAACTTAGACCCTAACTATGTGATGGCGTTGGAAGAACAACGTCAGCGCGATGCTATTGGAATGCAAGCGCTGGAGGATGCAAATAAAAACGGTAGCTATGTATCAACTTCTAAGACCATCAATGATGTCGAGACAAACGGTGAGTTCGTAGACAAGCAAGAGTTAATCGGTGGAAACGTAGATGAAGTGAGTGTTGCTAGGGAACGTAAGCGACTCATGCAAATATACGACCCTGATGTAGACCCAGCTCAGTTTGATATGAAGCATGGAGCTGTCAGGTTCCGAAAATTACGTGCTATTGCTGGAGCTCTAGACGACATCCCATTAGCTGGTGAAGCTGCAGCAGCAGGTTTGATATTTGGAGGAACATTATTTGCGACCGGTGACCCTGCGGTAGCAGCGGAAACTACTGGTGATGCTGTCCCAGATTTGTTACCAGTTATTGGTGATATTGCAGCTGACGACAGCAGCAACATCGAGAGACTACCTGTTGAAGGTAATTATGAATTTGTAGATATGAATCGCAACCAAATCCTTGGTGAACGATCAATGGGGGTACAAAAGCGTGACGGTGAATGGGAAAAGGTTCCCCATGGAGAAGGAGCTGCTGGTCCTGGCATGGGTAAACGTATAGATGAATTCCTGTCAAATATCGGTGGCTATATCCGGTTTAGTATATGAACGATATTTTAACTTCAATGCAGGAGGACTTCAAAATCTTCCTGCAAGCATTATGGATTGAATTAGATCTACCCTCCCCTACAAGAGCTCAATATGCAATCGCAGACTATCTTCAACATGGACCTAAGCGTCTTCAAATACAAGCTTTCCGTGGTGTGGGAAAAAGCTGGATTACTGGAGCCTTTGTTTTGTGGACACTTTTCAATGACCCTGAAAAGAAAATCATGATCATTTCGGCATCGAAAGAACGTGCCGACAACATGAGTATCTTCCTGCAAAAACTACTAATTGAAACACCATGGCTTTCTCATTTACGCCCGAGGTCAGACGATGCAAGATGGTCGAGGATAAGCTTCGATGTGAACTGCTCACCCCACCAAGCTCCAAGCGTAAAAAGCGTGGGCATCACTGGTCAGCTAACCGGAAGCCGCGCAGATTTAATGATTCTCGACGACATTGAAGTTCCTGGTAACTCAATGACCGAGTTCATGAGGGAGAAACTCCTTCAATTATGTACTGAAGCAGAATCTATTCTTACACCTAAAAAGTCCTCTCGTATTTGTTACCTGGGGACTCCCCAAACATCATTTACGGTCTACCGCAAGCTTGCTGAACGGAACTACAGACCCTTTGTGTGGCCTGCACGGTTCCCTAAGAACGCTTCTAACTATGAGGGTCTATTAGCACCCCAGCTCCAAGAAGATCTTGATATGGGAGCTACTGCGGGTGAAGTAACAGACCCCGATCGATTTAGTGATGAAGATCTACTAGAACGTGAAGCCAGCATGGGACGGAGCAACTTCCAGTTGCAGTTCATGTTGGATACAACCCTTAGCGATTATGAGAAGTTCCCACTTAAGATGGCGGACCTTATTGTTACCGCTGTTAACCCCAATACTGCTCCTGATTCCATCATCTGGTGCAGCGACCCCAGAAACGTCATCAAAGAACTCCCAACTGTCGGTCTACCTGGAGATTATTTCTACAGTCCAATGCAGTTACAGGGAGAATGGCTCCCTTACGAAGAAACAATCT